CGAGGTATGGGAAAGCAGATTATCCCGGCGAAGCCGGAGAACCTCCCAGTCTTGATTCGCAGCCACGAGGGTAGCGTTGGTCGTCAGGAAGGAGATGATCTTCCCGAACAAATCCTCGAGGTTCGAGGCGGTTCCGACTTCGTTTGCCATGGTTACTCCTTAAAAGCCCAGCGCGCGTTGATTGCGCTGCACCACGTTCATGATCAACTGTTCGCCTTCGTCGGTGCCGAGGTAATCGCCAACGATTGCCGGATCCAGCACGTTGATGATCTTCGGGGTGACCACAGTTGGCTGAGCCGCTGCCTGTTCCCCTTGACCCTGTGCTGCCGTACCCTTGCGAACCTGTGTAGGCGTGCTGACCTGTACCTGCTCACCGGGCGTTGCCCTAAATGCTACCATTTGTGAGTCAGCTCCACCAGTACCGCCGACGGTGAAGTTACCGCCAGTCATAAAGCCCTGAGTCTGCTGCGAGCGGATCGCTGCCACCTGCGCCATACCCTGTGCCACCACGACAGCAGCCATCGCAGCCCCGTAGATACCGCCCTGGGCCAGTGCCTTGGTTGCGCCCTCGTAGGTGTTCATGATTGCCTGGGTGATTGCCGCAGCCTTACCGATAGCCGCCAGCTCCTTGATGTTGGAGCTCTGCAGGCTGGCAAGCCCGGAGAAGAAGTTCCGCATGTTCTGCGTCTTCAGCTCGTTCTCGCGCTGCGCCAGCTGGACCTTGGCGTTCGAGTAGTCCTGCTCGCTGATCAGATCGTTCTGCCGCAGCATGTCGAGCTGGGCATAGTACGTCTGGATCAACTCCAGCTGAGCCTGCATCTGACCTTGCATCCCAGCGGTGTCGATGCCCATGCCGCCCAGCATGCCCATCACCTGCCCTTGTGCGTCGCCCGCAGTGAATCCGCTGCTCGGGTTGGCCAGCAGGTTGTTCATCGCCTCGATCTGCGTGTTGAACGCGCGGCGCTGCTCGACGCTGTTCGCAAGCATCTGATCCTGAGCTGCCACCAGTTCGTTCTGGCGTTGCAGCATCTCGATCTTACTGCGGAGCGCAGCGGTTTCCTCTTGCGTCAGCGTGATACCCTGTGCGCGCAGATCCTTCTCGATCCTCATGTATTCGGACTCAACCTGCCGCGCACGCGAAGACATACCAAGCAGACGGATCTGCTCGTCCATCTCGCGATTCACCTTGCCTAGCGGATCGATGATGTCCTGATAGTGGAACTTGAGGAGCTCGAGGTAACGCGCCTGATCCTGTGTGGTTATCAAACCCTTGGCGACCGCCTTGTTGAGCGTCTCCTCAGCCTTTGCCATCTCCAGCTTCGCACCTTCAACCGGGGCAATGGTGTTCAACAGGCTGCGCAGTTCGTTCTTGAGCTTTTCCAGCTCTTTACGCTGCTTCTCCAGTTCCTTGTTATCTGCTCCAGGAGCCTGGAAGGTGCCCATCGCTCTATTCAGATCTACGCCAGTCTGGTTGCCCAGAGCTGCGGCGCGTTGCTTGCCGATTTCTTGCGCACGGCTGAAGACGCCATCAACCCACTTCTCCATGAACCCGCCTTGCATCTGGAAGCCGTCGTCAATGGACTGTGCAATGTTCTGGCCGTAGGTCTCGAAGAACTTCGTATCGACTTGCTTCCGATCGAACTTGACGGTTTCAAGCAGATCCATGCCGACGGCGTTGCGCATCTTATTCACACCGTTGATCACGGTATTCACAAGGTTCTCGACGACACCGACGACAGCGTTATAGGTGCGGTTGAACATCTCTTTGATCGCATCGGGCACACCAGCGAACGCCCTGACCACAGCAATGCCCAGTCCGGTCAGCAGCCCAGCGATCGCGTCAATGGTGCGCGCGATACCCTTTGCCACACCCGCAAAGCCCGAACCGACACCATCGTAGAAGCTGGTATATTGGGCAAGCCAGTTTTTCGTTTCCTGGTCGGTTGCCTGTGTGATCGACTGATACACGTCCGCAACGATGTCACCCAGCCCCGTGAATGCGCTGGCAGCCAACTCCTTGAGGTCACTGAATACGACTGCAATGTCCTCGCCTACAGCGCGGAACACATCCCCCAGCGTAGTGACATCGTCCAGGCCTACGTTGATTTCGTCCCGCATAAGCGTGAGGTAAGTCACGACAGCGGTGAGCGCGATTACAACAGCCCCCAGCGGATTCGCGGCAAGCACGGCCCACAGCGCCCGCACAGCGTTCGTTACAGCAGTGATCGCCGTAGGGGTAAAGGCAACAGCGATCGCGGCCCCTACCGACAGCGCTGCCGCTGCTACGGTGTCCATGTTGTCAGCGATCCACTTCATCGCCTGGCCGAGCGAGTTGCTGATGCCCAGCGCGGAATCGGTCTGGCCAATCCAGCGCATGAAGGCGTTACTGATCAGCGTGAAGCCTTGCGAGATGGTGAAGGACGCCTTGCCGAACTTCTCATCAATCTCTTCGGAACCCGCAAGCATAGCGTCGAAGAACGCCTTGGAGGTAAGCTGTCCGTCCAACATCATCTTCCGGAGCTTGCCGATGCTACCTTCCGCGCCGTTAATGTGGTTCGCGACGACTTGCAGGATCGCGGGCGCACCTTCCAGGATGGAGTTGAACTCCTCCGCCCGGACGATACCGCTACCCAGCGCCTGGCCCATTTGCATCAGTGCGCCCTGCGCCTGCTGTGCGCTGGTGCTGCTGGCCGCAAGGGTCTTGCCCACGTTCTCCGTGAATTTGATCAGCTGGGCCTGGGACGCGCCAAGCTCCTTACCCGATCGCGCGGTGCGACTGTAGAGCTCGACGATATCCGTGAAGCCCTGGCGGGTGTTCTGTGCTGTCTTGTAGAGCTGCTCCTGCACGGCAGCAGCTTCTGCGATGTCCTTGGTCGCGATGCGGATCTGCCCGGACGCGCTTGCCCATGCGTCAGCATACTTGCGGATTTGATCGACTGCGATAAAAGCAGCCAGCGCGCCGAGGGCGCGCTTGAGGATATCAACACCGCTTGCAGCTTTCTCAGCGGTGTTGCCTACGTCCTCCAGGTTCCGCTTAACGACCCGGGAACCGTCTTCTCGGATTCGGATGTCAATAGTTTCGGTCGCCATTACAGCTCCTCTTTCAAAGCGTTCTGCAACAGGCTTCCGGCGCCCTGCGCAGCAGCGACCCCGACTAAGACTGCCTTCTCAACAAAGCCCGACGGGGCTTGTGCTGACCAGCCGTCATTCAGCCGTCCGATATATGGAAGGTTGTTCGTGATATGGATTGAGGAACCGCCCTTGTACTTAGCGATCTCCGTCTGACCTTCTGCGATCGCAGCTTGACCAGTTTGATCGAGTGCGTCGCGCGTCCCACTAGCAGGCCCACCGAGATTGACCTGCCAGTTAGAACGCGCGCGACCCGTATCTACAGGGGTGGCGATGACCACAGCGCTATCAACAGCGAGCGCGACCTTCCGCGTCATGGCATCAGCGTTCTTTTCGATACGCTTACCCATCACACGAATCCGTCCCGCGAACTGTCTCAAGTCGGCCATCTATTTGCCAGCTCCTGTTTGTTGCGTGGCGCTCTTCAACTTCTTCGCTTTGAAGTCGAGATAGACCTTGTCGAGTGCCTGTATGTGGTAGAACAGATCCTCGCGTTGCTCTCCCTCGATTTCGTTTGCGTCCGCCCACTCCTTTATGGCGAGCCAGCTGATTGGACCTTCGGTGTTATAGCCAGTTCCGCGACATGTGGTTAAGTCAAGGAAGGCCATATGGTATATCTCCAGTCCTAGCAGCAGTTCAGGGGCATTGGCAATCTTCTCCGGTAGCGGTAAGCGTTGTTGAACGCACTGTTGAATGATGAACTTTTCCGTGGGGCCCTGCTCCAGGTAGTAGAGCAGGACGTCCGTTAGTTTTTTGCGTCAGCCTCCCGCACCTCCGCGCGGAAGAGTGCAGCACGCTGGCTCTGCTCCTGGATGTCGCGGAACAGGTCCGGCAGGTCGTCGAACAGCTTGATGCAGTTCTCGACCGAGAATTCCATCGCGTTGCCGTTCTCGTCCTCGACGTTCTCCCAGCCGAGCACGACGGTCTCGGCATACACTTCTTTGACGATGCGCTCCACCAGCGCGGATTCCATCGTCTCGTTCTGGATCTGGCGGCGGTAGGGCTTCACGCGCGCTTCCATCCGTTTGGCGTAGGCGTTGTTCGAACCGCCCGCACGCGCCACGCGAATGCAGATCGGCTTGCCCTTGCTGTTTTCACCGTACTCGAGCAGGATGCCGTCCTTCTCGAGGGTGTTGTCGGTCTTGAATTGTTTGTAGAGACTCATTAGATCACCTCATGGTGCAGTTTCAGGGCGCGGGCACCATTGCTCGCGCCCCTGTAGCTTACACGCCGCCAGCCACGTCAGGCAAGTAGGAGAAGCTCTGGAAGAGCAGGGTGTGGCCGAATTTGGATTCAGCCGCGTTGTTTTCCAGGGGCAGAGTGATTGCCTGGTCTTGCTCCACCGCCAGACGACCATCACCCAGCGACAGCAGGGGGATATCCCACAGCAGCGCGAGGTTCTTCTTCAGCATGACGATATCGACAGTCACGTCGCTGTTATTGCGCACAGCTTGCACAGCGGTGACATCCGCGAAGTAGGCCGTCGTACTGCCGCCCACCTCGAAGGTGCCCGCGCTGGTGTCGAATGCGCCCAGCACGCCGATCGCCTTGTTCGGGCTCACGTTGTTATTCACCGACAGCGACATTTCGGTCGCGAAGGCGAACAGCGGAGTCGGAGCGGCGTCAGTGCTGCTGGCCAGCGCCAACTTGATACGGCTGAAGTCGCTGGAGGTGTTGAACGCAGAACCGGGAACCAGCGTCGGGCGGGTGCCGGACTTGACGCCCTCGGTGCCGGTGCGCTGTTCGTTATCCACCGCCACGAACGTCATGTCCATGGTGACCTTGTCAGCCTGCGCGATGTTGAGCGTCAGCTCGTTCGGTACAGCGCCCACGAGGTATTCGGACATCGTGCCGTTGGCGTCAGCGCCCAGCGTGCGTTCCACCTGATAGGTACGACGCTTGATCAGCGTGGGATCGCTTTCGTTCTTCAGCACCGAACCGAAGAAGATGCGGATGGTCTTACCCGTACCGACTTCCGCTTGCGGGGTCCAGGACACTTTGTCGAACTCGAGGTACGTCGCGTTGATCACGCTCACCCGCGCGAATCCGCGGTTGTTCGTGAATTGCGTGCCGACCGCATCGCCGCCCAGGAACACCCATTCACCAGCGATGAGGCCCAGCGTGGTGAAATCGAGCGTACCGCTTGCACGGTTGAGGCGCACCAGCGAACCATTCATGGTGATATCGACGGTCGCGCTTGCGAACTGGTAGCCCACAGTCTCGAGCTTGGCAGCAGCAGGCGGGGACGCTTCGTCGGAGATCACCTCGTTGATGACCACAGCGGTCGCGGTGCTCGCGCTGGCGACGCTCTTCAGGCCGTTGTTGGCAGTAACTCCGAAGCCTGACGCCATGATCAGCTGGTTGGCCAGGAAGCCCGTCAGCCCCGCTGCGGCAGCGTAGGTCTTGGACGCGCCGGTGACACCAGTGATCGGCGTTGCAGCCGTGTTCATGGGTGCAGTAGTTTTCTTCTCACGGATGTCCGCGAAGAAGAAGCCTTGCAGCAGGCGGGTCGTGTTGTTGAAGGTCAGATCCTGGTTAAAACCGCCGGAGGCGTCCAGGTCAGTCGTCACGCCCTTCTTACGCTGGCGCGACGGGTTGATGGGGTTGCGGGCCACGGTAGCGATCTGGCCCCCGAAGTCCGCATAGGAGTTCGGTTCCAGAGGATACCAGACCGGAGAACCGGGAAGGGTTTTGAGAGAAGCCTCTTCGGCGAACCGGAGGCCGGTTACGTTCGAATCGATCTTGTTTGCCATGTGATCACCTCACGTCGTCATAAGAGAAGGTTGCCAGGACGTTGAATTGCTCAAACGCCCCACTCGTCCCAGCTTCATTCATCCGCACGTCTCGGAACCAGACATTCGGATGTCGGGCGGCCTGGAAAGCATCCACCACGAGCTGGGCTGCATCGTATCCGGCCTTGGAGCCATCTCCCACGGGGGCGAACACTTGGATATAGACTGTTCCAGTGCGCGACCAGCGCTTCGCACCTTGATCGTCGGATAACGATGCTTGACGACCAGTTGCGTGCCGGATTGTAGCACGAGCCCACACTGTCTCGCTAGTGGGAGCACTGCCGGGCACATCAGTCCAAACGGCAGGGAACCCCGTCGGATCCCATGCCGCCTTGAAAAACCCGAGGATGATATCGCGCGCTTCATCGAATGTCATCGCTTCACCCCGAATACATACAGGACGACCAGCGGGCCGGGCTTGAGTGCTTGCGTCCAATCGATGTTCCAGCGAACACCGTCGTCAAGAATTGCGTGGAAGTCTTCCAACGATACGTCTGTCGGCGCAACGAGTGCGACCTGCTCAACACGGTCCAGGAGCTCTTCCTTGACAATATCGCGCCCCAGGCCCGAACCAGACGCAGGCACGAACACAGCAGGCAGCACCTTGGCCAGCGCTACAGCAGGGGCGCCCGGGCCCTTCCAGGGCTTGCTAGTATCAGCAGCGGTAGCATCCAGCTTCTGGAGTGTGACCTGCCTACCGTTCTCGGCGATCAGTTCCTGTGCCAGCTGGACGAATTCATTGTAGTCGGTAGCCATAGATCACCTGATGACCTGGCTTGCCGAATAAACCAGCCCCCTCAACAGCATATCCGCCGCAGGGTACGGACGGAACAGCATAGGGGTGGCGCCAAGGCCGGTCTGCGGAACAGCGAATTCCGTCTCGATCGGGCCGACCTTCTTTTTCGTTGCGACAACGGTGAGACCGCTTGCATCGACCTTGAGGTCTGGTGCCAGTTCAGCGGTCAGTGCCCGCAAAGCGTATTCGCAGCACGCGCGGCGCAGCTTCACAGGGATATCCGTGTCAGCGAAGTCGGCTGCACCAGTGCGAGGCCATGCCAGCGCCTGTGTGGTCGTCTTCTTGCTACCGATGAAGCGCTGTCCGAAGCGCCCCTCGATGTAATCTGTGGCCTTGATCAGCGCGGACTGCTTCACAGCATCCGCACCCGTCCAGCCTGTCATTCCGCGGTCAGCAAAGTACCCATCAGCTTCCGCGATAGTGACGTACGAAGTGGCGTGATTGCGGGCAAGCCCGTCTTCAACAACGAACGCCATTATGCACCTCCGATCTTAGCGAAGCGACCCAGGCCGGTATCGAGCAGCACTTCGAAGCCAGCTGCCGGAGTGACCACAGCAGCGCGCTCGACATAGTCCAGCGTCATGGATTCGCCTGCCGCAAGGGCGGGAGTCTTGATCGTTCGGTTGCTGGTTCCCGCAATGGTTGCAGCGGTAGTTCCGGCAGTTGCGCCGGCTACGCTCTTGAGTGCGAGGCGCGCACCAGCAGGCAGGGTGACCGCTCCGACGGCAGGAGTATCGATCAGCGCCGCGAATGCTGTGCGGTTCTGACGCCCTTTCCGGTTCTTTGCGATCACCTGTGCCTGCTTCATTGCTTAGCCCCCGCGAGTGTTGCGACGTGCGCGAACAGCGTCGATCGGCGCCTTCAGGTTGCTTGCCAGCTCCTTCAGGTTGATGCCGCTTTCGCGGATCATCTGCTGACGGGCAGCACGCGCTTCCAGGTTCTTGCGCTGAGCGGCCAGATAGTCCTGGATGTCGTTGCCTGTGCTGCGCTGCGGACGCGCTTCTTCCAGTTTGACGCGAAGCTCGTCTTCCTTCGCACGCGCTTCTTCGAAGGCCTTATCGACCTCGACCTTGTGCGCGCGAATCTTGCTCACGAGCTCTTCTTGCTCGGCCAGCGCCTCTTCGAGCGCCGCGATGTCATCGGTTGCCACGCCAGCGGAACCTTCCATCTTGGGCTGTTCGGCTTGCCCAAGATCGAGGTCATCAGCTCGCTGATCGGATTCGGTTGCCTGCGAGGCTTGCGGGGCCGTTTGCGGGGCGGCAGGGGCCGCGCTCTGCTGTTGCTTGCCGTTACCCCCTTGGCCTTGTGCTTGCGGGGCCTGCTGCTCAGCGCGGGGCGCGGCGTAGTCGGTTGCAGTAGCGCGGGAAAAGCCAGGCGCCGCAGCAGCGACGGAATCGCGGGTCAGAGCCTGGTCGGATGCCAGCATTTTCACGGTGTCCAGGCGCGGGAGACCGTCGGCCGTCCAATGGTTGTCGTTCTTGACATCCAGCTTGAGCAGCGCTTCAACAATCTTGTTCGTCATGAGTCATTCTCCGGTTTGTGGTTAAGAAACGGACGCC